AGGCATGACAGTTCGTTCTGACAATTCATGCAAATTCCCCAACTTGTCAGACAATTAGACAAATTGTGTGAAAATTAGAAACAATTCAGACAATTCAGACAATTCAGACAATTTATCAATCTGTCTGACTTTAATACTTTGTTATAAAACCATTGACTTTTATATGTAAAACTGATATTATTAGCTTGCAACAATCAATACAGTCATTAAGGAGATAGAAAGATGAGTGAAGAAAGATTATACCAATTAGCATATGAAGCGTTATTAGAAAGATGGTCCAGACGTCACGAAGACGTTCAAAATTATCCCGGTAGTGAGTTTTTTATATCAGAGGAAAAGGAACTCTGGAACGAGTTACATAATCTTGAAAGTGAAATGAAATTAAAAGGTATTAAATAGAAATGGAGAGAAAAAATACAATGAAAAGAAGTAACACACAATTTAACGCAATTTATAAATACTACGCAAAGAAAAAAGCAGATGCAGTCACAGAGTTTATGGATTACAACGGTCTTTGGAGTGAGTTCAAAGTGTCCGGCTATAAACGCCCAACCATGTTTCTTAAATGGGTAAAAGGCATAGTAGTTTATCCGGACGGAACTTTTGAGCAGTGTGATGATTGGATCGCCCCAAGATTCAGAAAGGAGTAGCAATGGCTTTAAAGGGAACAGAGAGAATCACAACTAAGGGACAGGACGTTAATCCTTATAAAATTAATGAAAAAGAATTAGCCAGACTTTACACAAGTCTGGCTAAACGTCTTAATCAGAGAATGGTTCGATTAGAGAAAGCAGGCTTTACCTCTGAATCCGGTGGTGCATATGCTGATTACAATGTAATTCTTAAAAAGTTTGGCTATAACAAAAGAATAAGAGAAAAAATAAACTTTGATTATAGCGATCGCAACGTCCTATATATGCAGGTATCTTCCATGCGTAAGCAGGTACAAATGATGCAGAATGTCTTAAAAGAAAAAAGTTCTACGGTGCCAGGTTGGAAATCAATCATAAAAAAGAGACGTGAGAAGTTGTCTGAATATGGTATCGAATTCAAAGACACAAGTGAAATGAGTGCATTTTTTCAGTCATATGCTTTTGAACTTATAAGTCTTTTATACTCTTCTGAACAGGCTGTAGAGTTCGTTGGAAAAGCTTTGCGAGACGGTGATACAATGAGTGAAATAATTAGCAAATTAGAAGAGTTCAGAGACCGCACAGACAGAGATAGAGCGGATGACGTAGCTAAAGAGCTTGGCTTCTCTGGAGAAGCAGAAGCACTAAAATATAAATACAAGGGGTAAAAATGGTTATAGCAGGATATCCAGTAGTTTCATATAAAGACTATGATTACATGCGTCTTTTTGACGGTAATTTCATACGTAAAAGTAATGCAGGACACTATCAGTCTTTTTATGAAAAAATCATAACCGTAGACACTGAGACCTATGTATCTGATAATGAAGACATTGGATGGATAACTGATTGGACTATAACGATAGAAAATGATAGCTGTTTGTACGGTAATCATGTACGTGATCTTATCAATACGATCGACCGGATCTGTGACACGCTTCATGCTGATAAAGAACATACAGTGCGATTTTATATACATAATCTATCATATGACTATATGTTTTTGCGTAATCATCTATTAGATAAGTTTGGGGTTCCGGACTGCAAATTAGCTGTTAAAACTCATAGGTATGTATTTATGCAATGGCGATCTTTTGGTATTGAAATCCGTGATAGTGCTATACTCACACAACGTACTCTTGAACGTCTATGTAAGGACATGGGGACGCTTGAAAAAGCTACTGGTACATGGGACTATAAAAAGAAAAGAACTCCTGAATCTGGGCGTACTGTAAAGGAATTAGCTTATGTCTGTATTGATACTATTTGCCTGTGTAAAGCTTTACGGCTCTATTTAACGCAAAGAAGCGTAAGTGTTGCTACTGCCCCATTGACAAATACAGGGTTTATACGCAATCAAGCAAGGTCAAGATCACGCAAGGACAAAAAATGGCATAAGAAATTTATGTCAATGCAACTTAGTTTAGAACAGTATGAGTTGCTCACAGCCTGCTATCACGGGGGCTATACCCATGCGAACCGCTACTATGTCAATCAGTTAATTACTGAACCGGTGGAGTGCTACGATTTTACAAGTTCTTATCCTGCCAGAATCGTATATGAAAAGTTTCCTATGACAAACTTTGTTTCTACAAAGTTATCGTTGCAGGATATCATGGATCTTAAAGAGCATTATGCTTTTGCTGGCTATATACGCTTGAAAAAGCTACGCTTGAAAAAAGATCATCCTATGCCACCGCTTGCTTTTCATAAAGCAAAAGTTTGCACGTTTCCAGATGCAGATAAGATAAGTAAAAAGAAAGCTATGGAGTTGAATCTTGATAATGGTAAAATCGTTAATGCAGATCTTGTCATTTATCCCTTTACGGATCCGGATTTGCAAGTTATCTTTGAAGCCTATGACTTTGAATGGGCTGACGTTTCAAACGTCATGCGAGCAAAGAAAGACTATCTTCCGGATTGGCTGACCTCTTATGTGATTGAATTATTTGAGCATAAGAACATGTTGCAATATGCAGACCCGGTGCTTTATATGATTTCAAAAGGGGAGCTTAACGGCATCTATGGAATGATGGTACAAAAGATGATTCAATCCATGTTTGAAGAAGATTATGAAACGGGGTTATGGACTGATGTTTTAAGTGAATCAGATTATGAGGAAAAGTTACAAAAGTATTACAAAAGTAGAAATTCTTTTCTACCTTATCAATGGGGGGTATGGGTTACGGCCTATGCCCAGGCTGAGTTATTTGAACTTGGGAAGTGTTGCAAAAAATGGTTTTATTCTGACACCGATTCCGTTAAAGCTACAGACTGGGATAGGAAAAAACTTGCTGAGTATAATGAAAAAATCATGAAAAAATCAGAGGAGCGAGGACTTGGAACGGTACTCTTTAATGGAGAATCTCACACGCTAGGAATTGCTGATTTTGACGGTATTTACAGTGAGTTTAAAACTATGGGTAGTAAGCGATATTGTTATCGAGAAAATGGAAAACTGAAACAGACCGTTGCAGGAGTTCCAAAAGACGGAGTATACTGTCTTGATGACAATATAAATAACTTTGAAAAAGGATTTATATACAGAAATAGTCTCACTTATCGAAGAAACTACCGCCGTGCGAACGACTGGAAAAAAGAGCCAAGTTGGAAGCTTAAAACGAAATACCTCTATAGCAAAGGAATTAACAAGATAACTGTTGATGGTTGTGAAATAGAGTACGGTTGTGCTATCAGATTATCCGATACGGAGTATGAATTAAATCATACCACCCCGTATGATAAGGAAACAGGATTGCCGTTGCCGTTTGAGACAAAAGATGTTTTATATAGTTAAAAGGGATGCAAGTTTTTTTGCATCCCTTTATTTTTTTGTTTCACGTGAAACATTACATTGTAATGGATCCTCTGTGAATCTGTACCTGTGTTACGGCTGTAAGCGTTCTGTAATTGTGTTTATCATCACTAATGTCATACAAAGCAAGAAAAATATGCCTAGCTCGGAAATTCAACTGTGCCGGAATGTGATAAAAATCGGATCCAGATTTTACGATCACAGTCGTAGGATAGCAAGTATAACCGTTTCCATCACCAATAAAACTGGTAGAATAAATACGTCCGAGATAGTATTCTGTGCCATTACAAACAAGTTCACCGCTGTTTGGAAAACAAACATAATCACTCCAGATGATATTACTAGCATTTTCGTTGTAGTTTGTAATGAGCGTCCAACCAGCCCCCGGAACTGCTGTAAAATCTCCTGCTTCAAAGTTAGCTATTACATCATAAAAGGATGGATGACAAGACCCGGTTTTTACTGCTTCCGCAAGGTAGGTAGCGAGTCGTTCCTGTCCGGTCGTGTTTGGATGAAAACCGTCCGACCCCATGAATCCGTCAGCGTGTAATATATATTCGCTTCCATTAAGATAGATCCAATTTTTCCGCTGTGTGTTATACACACTCTTTGCAATTTTGAACCTGTTCCATTGTGTGCTGTCCGCTGACCATGCAACCATTGCTACAAAAATTTTAGCATTCGGAAAACGTGTTTGTGCTATTCCATAGAAAGCGTTGATCGCATTTTCAATTTCTGAATAAGTACCAAACTCATTATATCCACCAACTACTAAGATCTGCTTTACAGATGGATCAGCGCCAATCTGATTTAAAAGCATAAGGAATGAGTTGTTAGACGTTGAAAAAGAAGCACCGCCATTGCTTTTGATAGTTACGTTATCAATAGAACAGTAATATAAAAAGTGTTCTGTCCATGGAGTAATGTTTCCGTCCGGTGTATATCCTACTGTGTAGCTGTCACCGATAATGATAGTTCTGCCGCTTAAATCAAATAAACCGTCTCTTTTTTCGAGATTAGAAATCAGTTTGCCTTGTTCGGTTACTGTGTTCTTTAATGGTTCAATTTCATCCGTCAAGATTTTTTTCGTTGCATCATCAACTACTTTTCCAATCTCTCCGGAATCTAGTGAATCTTTAATTGCATCATCAATCTGTTTTTGTGCAGTCCCTTTTATGTCTGACCATTCTTTGTGATCCTCTCCTGCCTGCTTTGCCACTTTTAAGAGGTAGTCTAAGTTCATGTCCTGCATGGAGCTGTGAGGGTACGTATTAATCATTTTTTCTCTCCTTTCTTAATAAACAAGAATCAGTAAGTCACTTGCAAATAATCCTGTGCAGTAATCTATAAATGATTGCTTTCTCAGTTGGAGTTCCGATTCTAACATTTGTTGTGAAGTAGTCACGCCTATGTTTCCGTGAATCTGTCCAGTGTGAGTTGTAGTCCCTTTTTCCGTGTTTTTTTCAGTTCGCCCATATTCAATGTCGTTCACATCCTGCCCAGATGTTTCCGTTTTTGTACTATTTCCGTAAGTTGTTGTATCTTCCTTTGACGGCTGATAAGTGTTAGAATCAAAAGCACTTACTTTTTCTTCCATTGTGTCTGCTCCTGTGTTTGACGTAACGGATCCTCTGCCTGCCTGTAAGGTGTTTTTGTCTTTACCACCTGTTACAGTGTTTCGCTCAATTTCTGGAGAATCCGTCCAGGTTTCCTGTCTGTCATAGTTCTCTATTGGATTATATTCTTTCTTTAATGCAAGAAAAACCCGTTCAATGGAATCCTGCCATTTTTTTGACCATGCCGGAATAGCTGACTGTTTCATAAAATCACCATCCGGATAGAGTGGTTCGCAATCCCCATAGGATAAAATTAAACTGTCAACAAAGTTTTGTTTGTCAGCTTCTGCCGGAAAAGTCATGTTATCAAATAAAGTCTTGTCATATTCATAAAGACCGGCTATTGTAATCTTATACATCCCCATTTGTTACACCTGCCTTTTTATAGTCTCTGATCTTTATGTTCAGATTTAAAGTAGGATAAAGACTGTTTGCCATGTCAATCCCTGTCTGCATTGTTTCTAGCCATGTAGTAAGTCGTGTCACAGATTCTATGTCGTTTTTTTCAGTTTCCAGAACATTTAAACGTTCTTTTTTATCAGTTCCGACAGACGGGATCCCAACTTCTGTATCAAACTGATCAAGAAGTTTTTCAAATACCTCAATTAACTCTTTTGAAATAAAGTTGTTTTTTAAATCTTTATTGAAAAACTCAAAAGGTTCTGAACTTTTCCCCCTCATGTTTGCATTCTCATTTTCTTTTATTGAAGCATCATACGCAACTGCGGGGTTACCCTCCTGTACTTGGTCATAGATTTTTTCCAGTGTTTTTGCAGCACTTTTGTTTTTGGCAGCTATCATAAAAGCTAACTTGCTGTTGAATACGTTCATGTCAAAAGCAGAAGCTACCAGAGCCAGCTTATAACTATAATAACCGATAATGTCAAATATCCCGCATCTAGACGGACGTAAATAGATCACGCTACAATCTGTACCAATCTTTAAATCCTGTAAGCTTATGTTTGCATTGGTAGCATATGTGTTAATGCTTGCAAGCGTTGGTTTGCAATACATATCATAGCCACTGATTGCAGGATACTGAGCGATCAGTCCATATGCATCAGTATATGTGATCGCAATAAATCCCCCACCTAGCAAGCAAAACTTAAAATAGTCAATGTCAAATTTTGCATTGTATGTTATATCAAAAATAGAACACACTCTTTCATACAGCATACGATCAAACGTGTCAGTATATAGACTGTCTGCCTTGATTCCTGACGGTTGGAAGTAATTTGAAATGATATTGATTTTATCAAATCCAATGGGAATCCACATATTTTCACCTCTTTCTATGTTTTACGTGAAACATTATTCATAATAAAAACCACTATTCAAGTAGTTATTCACTGCTTCTTGATCTCCGTTAAATCCACTTATTTCTATGGATGCATTTCTGCATCTGAGATAGCCGGAACAAGTTGAAATCTTGCGAGTGTTTCCATCTGCATATCCCTCACTTGCACCATCAGGATTTAGGCTTGTACAGGAATATGAATTAAACTCTAAAATCTGGTTATTGAGTATGTTTGATATGTTACCAATCGTTCCAAGCATTGATACTTCCGGTGCTGTAATGCTTCTTCCTGCTTCTATTCCTGAAGATATACCCTGTGCAATGTTTCCTTGCAATCCGGCACCAACAAGACTTACAGCTGAGGTGGTCAGTTGTGCTATGTTTGTGCTTGCATAACCGATTTGTACTGGAACTGACAACTGGAATTGATAAGATGCAAAAACAACTTTCTTTGATTGCAAAAATACATTGCATAATCCACTTGTTGCGTCAAATTGATAAAGTGCATTTACACTTTCATCTATTTTATAGGGATTAAGAGCAACTACTCCGATAAAAGGAAGCTTTATAAAATAGTTTGAAAACGACGGAGTATAATACCTAAAATCAGTGATAGCATAAAGTGGATTATTAAAAGCAAATGAATAAGAAAAATTAACAACCGTGTCTTCATCAATTCTTTTTGCCATCACACCACTATCCCAGAATCCTAGCTGTATTGCTTCATTATTGTTATTTTTAAAAGCACTTTCAACAAAAGGAATCCATTTCAAGTCAACTATATATTTAAATGGGTCAAACATTAGTTTTGTAATGGCATCTGTTATCACGTCAGTAAAATTTGATTCTGTGTACATATAGTCAAGCAATTTGTTTAATTGATCGCCGTTTATATAGTAGGATGCGACGCCAGTCCTTGAAACTGCCCTTATAATATATTGCTGTGAATAAGTGCTTGTCATTATTTTCTCTTTATGACTTACATTTCTTGTTGATAAGACCCAGTCATTTGTAGGAATATACATAGTGTCGTTGGCAAGCGTAGTCTGATTGCTTGATCTTTCAATGAAACAGGTATAATTACTGATTTCATTTTTATAAGTTGCCAAAACATCCTCAGTACAACTAATTTCAGTTTGTCCCGCATTGATTGAAGTAGTTGAATCAATAAAATAATAATGGTCCGCCCACTTTGCATAGTTAAATTGTAGCATGTCATTCATTGGTTTTTGTAAAATAAATGTAGGTTTCTGAAATGTAGTTGCAGATTTTAAAAGGCAGGGGACTTCTGTCCCCTGCCCTGTAGGACGTTTTGTAGAATTTTTTCTTTTTGAAAAATGATACAAAACTATTTCTGTCATGATACGTATATATCTCCTTTCGAAGTAATGGCACAGATCCAACCGGACGGAATCCTAACCCATGTTGCTCCTGTCTCATCCTTTTTGATTTCTTTTACCGTGACTGATGTTCCTTTTTTCAAGCATCCATCAGAATAAGCATGCTTCATACCATCCCTTGTAAGCTGTGCATACTCTTTGATCTGACCCCACACGCTGTACCGCACATGTAAATGATCCACGATAGTAGTATAAGTTCTACCTATTTCATAAGATGGACTTTTTTCATCCCATACCCTGCGGATGCAGGATAAGTCAGACCTACGAGTTACAAGGCTTTTGACTACTCCAATACCAGGGTTGTCAGCAGTGTTTTTTCTGCCACCTCTACTTTCGATCATGTAGCCATCTCCGATAAAAACTGCACAGTGATTAACTGGATTTCCAAAAAAGAGAAAATCACCTACTTTTTGCTGTCCAATTGGAATCAGTGTTCCAAGCTTAGAATAACCGGAAGCTGTCATATCTCCCACCTCTGAGCCTGCTTTCTTCTGGATATAATATAACAATCCTGAGCAATCAAGCCCGGACTGTGGAGTGTTACCACCCCATACATATTTTACACCAACTAATTCCTTTGCATTTTCGACAAGTTCGTTCGCTGTCATGTTATACCTACTTTCCTAAGTGTTCGATTAACGAGTTCATTTTTTCAACAGCAAGCGTGTTGTTTTTTATAACTTCTGAAAGTGTGTCAACTTCATCTTTATGTTCTTCATTGAGTTTATCAACTCGTGCGTTGGTCTGATCGTACATATATTTTACGAAATATGCCATGACGCAACAGCATACAATCGGGAATGCATAATTTCCTAAAATAGTCAAAAATGTGTCCATCATTATTATATAACCTCCCGTGTTTCGATGTAATCATCTGCAGTAACACTGTATGGAACAATGTCAGCCAGAATTGAGATTGTCACATTAGGGGCGCTCTCGATTGAGAAATCTGACAATTTTGGAAATCCATAATAGCTTTTAAAATCAATATCAAGGCAACTGTTATTATTAAAGTTGCCAATTGTAATGCTTTTATACAATAAATTTGATGTTGATGCACCACTTGAATAACATAATATTCTTCTAATACCTTCATCACCCGTCAAATCACTAATGGTTACAGAAGATGAAGCAGGTATATAAAAATGAACCATATATTATGCCCCCCCTTCTCCGATCACATACAAGATTCCGTTATGCGTGAAGTTATTCCAGTAGTTTTTTCTGGAATGTACAAACATGTTATAGTAGCCCCCTCGGCTATTGAACGGAGTTGTCGAACTGTAATCAAACTGCCAGTTTACCCCCATAGCACGACGGTCATACAGAACTCCCAGAACATAAGGTAAGTTGACCTCTGTTTCTGCCTGTTTTGCATGCCCATCCTCTCCAATTATGGACGGAGTGATCTGAATAGCAGATTCATTATCTGCGGACTGCCACCAATTTACAAGTTCTTTATTCTCAATCTGTAAATTTTTATCATCAAATACATACGGTAACGTCTGTGTTTCAGAATTGATCCAGAACGATGCTAGCATCATAAGTCGCTGATTTTCTTTTCTAGTGAATCTCAACAGATCTTCAAATCCTGTAATCGTAAATCTGTACTTAGATGATCTCTCTGTCAGCTTTTCGGAATCAAGTTTGATTCTGGCAACAACGAACGGCATAAACTTATCACGGTGCTCGGAAAGTAACTGCTTTCTTGTGTACTGTGTTCCATTCTCTGTATTAAACTCATATGCAAGGTCAACTTCCATACCAAGAGCTGATAAGCCTGCCATATAGTTTAGCATGGTTGCACGACGTTCACTCTCACGGTCAGTCTCGATATCATTACGAAACTCAATCATAACCGCTTCATAAAATCTGAGGAATTCCCCCTCGCTTGAAAAAGCAAGCGCCAGCTGGTCACGGAATCTTGTGATTGATCTCTGCAAAAGCTTTGTACCATAGAACTTGAGTTCAAGTACTTTAGGTTTGTGAATCTTGTACATGTCAATAGATTTGCCATCATCCAAAGTGTTTGGATTCTGCTCTGTGTTCCAATCATCAGACTGCTCAGCATCCATTGACAGGGACGTAATCTCTCTGACGATAGCACCCCAACGAACATTTGTCTGTTCAACTGTCTTTAATTTACCAGTATAAGACTCGTTTGCAAAATACGTTTCCGCAAATACTGTAGAAATGGAATTCAGTGTGTTTTCTACCCCAGTCCGGAGAAGTGTCTCACAAACTGACACAAATGAACTTGTATCAGTCGCTACAATGTTAGAACGTCCGGTAGCCTGTTTAGCAACGGAATTAATAAGAGTATAGGCATCCTGCGGAGTTAAGCTATTTACTGCCAATTTTAATACACTTCCTTTCTAATTCATGATCTTCATCATATCATTGATAATGTCTTTTTCTGTTCTTGGTGGATTTGTCCCACCGTTTCCGGTATTCTGAATATTTGATGCCTGAATAGTGGCTGTCAATTTATTGATAGCATCAAGCACCATATCATTCTGGTTCTGATTCTGGTCCTGATTCTGGTTCTGGTTCTGATTCTGGTTCTGGTTCTGGTTCTGGTCCTGATTCTGGTTCTGGTTCTGATTCTGGTTCTGGTTCTGCCCTGCGAATCCAAGGATTTCAGCTTTTGAAAAACCTGCATTTGCAAGTACAACTAAATCTTCAATTTTCATTTTTTGTTTTTTCTCCTTTCTTGAGAAAAGAAACGAACACTAATGAATAATAATAAGGGAAAACTTACGGGTAATCATCCCATTATAGCATCCGTTTCCGACGGTTGATGTAGCCGTTTTCCCTTAATTTATATATATCATATATTGAAAATTTTATCAATATAAAATTTTACAGTCAGATTCTGATAAGAAATTCTATTACTAATAATATAGTTGTATACCCATGAATAATAAAACTTAAACTGAGATTTCCCTAACTCACTGTCAGGAAAACTATCTTTGCACGTTCCGGAAATATGATCACTTATGTAAAGTTTAGCTTCATTTTTGTGTTCATAAATCCCAAGTGAACCAACTATGCATATCAATCTATATTTTCTCAAATCTTCCGACTGTATAGAACTTGTGTCATCATATGCAAATTCATTGTCGAGAGCCATTTTTTCAAAATCTGTGCTTCCGGTAAGAGCTTTATAAAGAGCTGTCTTTCTTTTCTTTTCTGAAATGGGGCTTTTGTTAATCAAAATAATGATTATTCCGCGATCTTTTAACATGGAAAACTCCTGTCCAGACTTCTTCATTTTTTCCAAGTTCGAAAGCAACCCAAAAGAATGGATAAGCGGAGAGTCAAGAGTGTTACTATTTGAAACAATCCACCAACGAAAAGGCTTTTCATCAAATAACTCACGGTTGGCAGAAATAGTTTCTACTCCATTCAGAAAAGCATCCTCTTCACCTTTAATTCTTTTGTCAAGCTTCTCCGGAATAAACTCATCATAGATTCCTTCTGAAAAGCCGGATCCTGAGAATCCTCGATTATTCATTAAACTAGTAAGACTAAAAGCTTCACCATGATAAGTCTCCTCTCCGGCTTCGTTGATTTCTTGCAATGATACCCGGCTTTTTTCCCCTTTTACCTTTTTGAAATAGAAATTCCTATGAAGATCGTGATTAATGTCAATCCAAGGATTCATAGTATCAACTAACACGGAATCTATTTGATTTGTTTTTCTTCTCATATATATTACTTTTTCATCCTTTGAAAAAACATCCTCAATGAAATGTTTAAAGATCCCATATGTTTTTCCGGTACGACGAGCGCCGATAATGAAGATAAAATTTATCTCGTTTTTTTCACAAGTATTTACGATTTTTGGAATGTCTAACCATCCGTTTTTATCATATATATTCATTTGATACTCCTTTACTGAAAAAAAGGTGTACTATAACAGTACACCTTATAAGTTTTATGAAAAATGTGCTTCACCTGAGTTATCAGATTTATTAACTGCTTCATTGTATTTTTTAATACAAGCGTCTTCCAATAATTTTTTATATTCTTTGTCCAATATATATGTAGTATCGTGAAAATTATTATCACTTCCTTTTTTACTTGGAAATGACAGAAACAATTTATTTCCCCACTCAACCAGTGTGAGTCCCTTTATCACTAACGTATCATCTAAAGTCAGATCGATAAATGCTTTTGTTCTTGAGTTACCATTATAAGGACGACAGTTAATTTTTACAGTTGATTTTAACATTATTTACTCTCCTTTTCTACTAATAAATTATATTCACTTGGTGCTGTGAGTGACTGAGTGACATCATAAACGTATAAGCCATTTCTTTTCAAGAATGAACAAACATAATTTACATCATTCAAGCATAAACGCCTTTTATATAAAGTACCGTTTATGTACAGGTCGAAATATTTTGAACCTATCATATTGCAAATTTCAATAAATGTTATATGTTTCTTATGAATAGGGATTAATGCATCTTTATTATAAAATACGCTAATTGCATCATTTAAGCAATCAACTAATGATGGAACTTTATTAACATAAATAAGTTCACTCGGATAAACGTACTCTTCTCTGTTTTCATCAACAAAAGTTGATTCATAAGATGCAATATGTACAGTAAACATATTGCTTGCATCACCTCTTTTTTCTCTCCTAGTGATTCTACATGATTGTATTTCAAACATGATTTTTTTCTCCTTTACATTTTTGCTATTTAATTGTTACGAGCTAATAATATCAGTTTTACATATAAAAGTCAATGGTTTTATAACAAAGTATTAAAGTCAGACAGATTGATAAATTGTCTGAATTGTCTGAATTGTCTGAATTGTTTCTAATTTTCACACAATTTGTCTAATTGTCTGACAAGTTGGGGAATTTGCATGAATTGTCAGAACGAACTGTCATGCCT